GCATCTTCCGGCGCAGTTCATTTTCATCCATCTCAGTTGCCTCCCTGCTTCATCATGAACTCCATCAGACGGTCCAGCTTGTTCTCAAGCTTCAGCTGGTGCGAAACAAATTCCTCGCGCCGGATGCAATTTTCCTTGATGTCTTTCACATCGTCGCTCATCTGCCGGATCTCCGTGCGCATCTCTGTGCGCATTTCCTTCATTTCACGGCGCAGCGCTTCAACATCTTTTTGGTGTGCCGTGCGCAGCCGTTCCAGATCCTTCTGGTGATCGTCGCGCGGTGTGTAATTTTCCCGCACCTGCTTGATGTCCGCCCGGTTCTCATCCAGCTGCCGGAACACCGAGCGCCCGAACAGAAATCCTACCAGCCCCACCACCGTTGTCACGATGATCGTTATGAGCCACCATGTCCCGGCGTCGAACGTCATTGCGGTTTCCTCCGTAAATACAAAAAAAGATAAGGTACGATGCCCTCGTTGTGAGTTCATCATACCTTATCTTTTATAGACTGTTCAGGTGAACTATTTCTCCCAATTTTCTGCGGGAGGTCGTCAAATGTCAGCTGCCCATCCGGTGGTGCCCGGCGGATCTCCGCCGCCTTATCCTTGACGATTTGCCGTACATATGCGTCGCTCAGCTTCCACTTGCGCGCCAGCTCATAGGTGTTGTATCCGTTGTACTCCCGGCGGATCAGCACATCCCGCACAGGGATCACTACCTTATCCGGCTGTGGGATATACATTTTTCCGGTACCGCCATAACGTTCCAGCAGCCGCCGGAAAGCTTCCATTCCAATGCACTCCGCCAGCTCACGCGCCTCACCTTGCAAGTCATCCAGCTCCAGCAGTTCCAGCAGCTCAACATTCATGCTGCACCACCTCTGCATCCCGGCGGTATCGGTCGCTGTGCAGGTATTCCAGCTCCTTGCGCTCGGTCAGCTTCTTGAGGCCTTCGATCAGGGCGTTGCCTTGGGAAAATGTTAAAAAGCGGAACGGCTGGGTGGGGAAGGCTGTCACGCCGAACTGCCGGCTGATCAGCCCACACAGCCTGTCCCGCAGCTGTACGCCCTCCGGCGCGGGATCATATTTTTCCAATTGATACATCAAGTACCAGACCTTCTTCTGCTGCCCCTCGCTCAGCCCGCCCGGCAGTGCCTCGTACTTCCGTGCCCGCTTTTTCTGCGGTGCGGCCGCGGGGGAGCTGCGCCGCCGTAGCTCCGCCAGCACCGCCTGCGCTTCGGCCGGGGTCAATGCAGTGATACTTTCTTTGTCGGTCAGGCCCTGTACCAGCGCGTGCAGCGCGTCTTCATGCCCGCCTCTACGCTCCACCATCCCCAGCTTTGCACCCAGGGCATAGATGCTTTTTACCGTTCCCTTGCTTACATCCAGCGCACCCATCCCGGCCGCCTCCTTCCTTGTTACTCCTCCGGCACGGCGTCGCCCGTGTCGTAGAAAAATTCATCCGTGGTTTTCAGGTACGCGCCCACAGCCTCCAGAACTTCCTCCGGCTGCTGCTTCAGCGCCTCTTTGTCCAGCTTCTGCTCTGTTTTTACAAGCTCCCTGCGGCCCATGGCCAGCAGCGTGGCGATGGCCTGCGGGACCTTCGCATTTGCCAAAATCAACCGCGTGGACTGTCGAAACCCTACACGCCCAAACGTCAGCTGTCGGCTTTTTCCGGCCATATCTTCCCGGTGTGCCTCTACATACTCCTGAACGTCCGTTTCCAGCTGTTTGACACGCTTCTGCAAAGGCTCCGCGCTTTTGGTGTATTCAGCCTTCACGGCGTCGATGCGCCGCGACATGTCCACGCCCATCTCCGTCAGCGCGTGCTCGTACTCGTGGATGCTGCGCAGCGCGTCGTTCACTTCCGCCCAGTCCTTCAGCACAGGCTCCCGGTGCAGCTTTTTTCTTGCCATATGTATCCACATCCTTTCTCAAAATTCCGCCCTCTGCATTTTCCGGGCTTGGGACCGGCCCCGGCCCGAAAGGACAGGGGGCTGCATTACGGCCGGGGCACAGCCCCGGATGCGGCATTTTCTGTTTTACTTTGGCCTCTTCCATTGGTGCGTACTTTTCGCCGCACGACCGCCGCCGTACCAAAGCGCCCACGTTTGTTTTTTACAGGCCGTGCGGAGGCTTGCGCCCGTATGCGCGCCACAGCCGGCGGATCGCTTTCCGGTTCCGGCGCTCGAGCCGCCAATCCGCCAACCAGTCCCGCAGGCCCGGCAGCGCGTTGATGAGCCACCGTATCCCATCGAAGATGATGATGCCCAGCAATACACCCAAAGAGGTTTCCCACGTCCACAGCCATGCGTCAGGCATCTTCCCGCACCCCTTTCATCATGTTCAGCAGCGCGGCGCGGATGCGCGCGTCATTCTTTTCGATGCACCAGCCGTCCTCGCACAGAACTTTTACTTCGCCTGTGGCATATTCTTCAGCAGCTTCCCGGAGCGCTGCACGCAGGTGCTCCTCCTCCGTGGCAGAAAAATCCAGCTCATCCACCGTGAGCTCTACTGTATACCGGTATCTCATTGCGTCCTCCTTGTTCTACATCATGTAACACTTTTCTCACACCTTCATGAGCCTGCTCCATTTCTTATCCAGCACCTGCACTTCCTCAAGGATGGCAGACGCATGGTCAAGCACGTCCGCCGGGACGTCCAGGATGGGCTTGCCTTCATATGGCGTCAGCAGCTCCACATACTGCCGCCGCAGCCGTGCGGATTTCTCATGTAGACGCCTTGCTTCATCCAGTCTCTTTCGAGTCCGCTCAAATTCCAGATCATTCAGGGCCCGTTCGATTTCAAGGTCATGCCGGAACATGCTGTGCGTACACATCCAGTCGATGAGCCACAGCAGTTCCGCCTTAGTACAATCTTTCAACGTCATCAGGAATCCTCCACCACTGTGTATACTTGGCAGAACCAGCGGGGCAGGCCCTCATACACAGCTTTGTCTTTTGCCCGGCAAAAGCAGATGCTCCCATCCCGGCCGTAAACGATATGGGAATGTGCGCAGTATGTGCATCTTCGGTTCCGGCGCAGACTGCGCCATTGATGAATGTTCAATCCTGTCACGCTCCTAAAAAAACAGAGTTGAAACGGCCGCCGGGCCGTGGTATCCTGTACATGTGGTACGGTAAGCCATGCCGTGCCATATTCCTTTAAAGACCCCCGCCCGGTTTTCTCGTCCCGGGCGGGGCTTTTTGTGCGGAACTGCCGTTATGACCGGCCACGCCGGCCCTCCTGGGCCGCGGCTCCGCATGAACCTCGGACGTTAGAGCCCGAGGTTGAGCGCTTGGATCAGCACGCAGTCGTTACAGTGATGTTCCTCCAGCTCTTCGGAACTCCTGCATTCCAACGGCCAGCGGCAATAGCTGTCACAGACAGTTTCCATCAGCTCCATGACTTTCTGCTCCCAGCAGTGCGCGTGCATCACGCGTGCGGATATTACGGGGTTGCCGCAAAACTTACAGTTTGGCATTTTTCTCTCGTTCCTTTCTTCGCATCTGATAGGCCCACGTAGCCATAGTCCGTACATTGACGCCCATATCCTCAGCCACCCGCCGGAAAGATTCTCCGGAGCGCAGGCGCTCCATTGCCTCTGCCTTGAACTCCGGCGCATAGATGCGTCTCGGCTGGCCCTTCCGGCTCGGTTTTGGGCGGGCGGACTTGGAAAGCGGCCCCAGTATGTCCAGAATTTCCTCACGGCTCACCAGATACAGCTGTGACAGGATCTTCACCTGCTGGCGCGGGTCGATTGCGTTTCTGTACGACTTCCGGATCTCGCTTTTATCCTGTTCACTCAGCATCCTGACTTTCTCCTTTGACACGCCCGGATCTGGGGACGTAGTGCCGGTTCTGGTGGTAGTTTTCCACCTTCCGAAGCTCGCCCACAAACCGGGACAACTGCTTTACCGCCTGCATTCCGGCTGCGGTCCCGCAATACCCTGCAATGGGCTCCAGCTCCTCCACAACGTCCTTGTACTTACGCCGGAGCCTGCGGCAGTCGCGCAGCTCTGTAGCCAGCTTCGCACGCTCATCCCGCGTAAGATTTTCGATTTCCAGCTTATGCAGCAGATCCTGCTGCAGGGCATCCTGCTCTTTCATCAGCTCGAAATTTGTTTCGTATACTTTTGGGGCGTCGTTCAGCAACTTCGCGGCGCGGGCCAGAATTTCCGACACCTTTTCTTCATGCTTTTCCGTTGTTTCCACCTCCTATGGTTTGCCCCACGCCATGAGCGAGTGCATGCGCGCAAACCAATTCTTTTCCGTGCGGCTGTTGCGGGCAATTTCCATGGCATGCTGCGATGCTTCCCGGCATGCGGGGCACAATTTGTGCGCTTCCTGCGTATCTGTCGGCTTTCCGCATCGGCTGCATATTCCCGGCCATCCCAGCATGTCACGCGGCATGACGCCTTTCTCCCTCAACCGGGACTGCATGTACCGGCGGCTGCGGGCAAGGCAGTACACGCACAGTGCGCGTCCGGGGGCAGCGTCCCGCCGCTGGCATCTTACGCAGACGCCGAAGGCGTGCAGCAGGTCTACTCTTCGCTGGCGGTGCCGGTTGTGGCATTCTTTCTGCTCCGGGCTTTCCTTTTTCCGTTTCTGTACTGCTTTCAGCCGCCCTTTTTCGAGGCATTCCGGACACTGCACCCGTCCAGGGGCCGCATCTCTGCAGCCACACGTTGGACATATCTCGTGCGCTTTGTACCACTCATATTTCGTCACGGCCCGTTTCACCTCCTTCGCCGCCCTCTGCATTTTCCCGGGCTTGGGACCGGCGCGCCATCGGCGCGGCTGCATTACGGTGGGGCCAGATGGCCCCGGCTATTTTTTCTGTTCTTCGCGCCAGGCAAGGAACTCCTCGCGGTGATCCCGGTATTCAAATAGAATCATTATGCCGTCGTGCATACGGATCAGCCGTTCCCATTTATAGAATGTCCACCGGACGGCCGCCAGCGCTGAGCCGCACAGCAGGCATACAATGACCAGCGCGCCAAGCATCATCGATATCTTCGG